TAGATGCTGCTGTCCGTACAATAAACGAGCTAGAAGACCACGGTTTAGAATTCGACGACGCCGACGATATTGACAATGACACCGCTGCCGCACTAGTTACCACCTACGCAGAAAACGTAGAGAAGACCTCAAAAGCTCTAAACCACAATAGATTCAACAGCTTAACCCCCGCCGTCATAATCCAGACCAACGACATCCTGAAAGAGTTCGGGCACTTGGTCGCTACCCACTCCGCTGAAATCCGAAACACGGTTGTTAACAAGCTAATCCTTGAGACAGAGAATGCGGATGCCCGCATACGGATACGTGCCTTGGAGCTTCTGGGTAAGATGACCGACGTTGGGCTGTTTACAGAGCGTAAAGAAATTACAGTAACCCATCAAAACGCGGCGGAACTACGTGAGAAGCTAAGAGAAAAGTTGGAAGTACTGAAGAAGAATGCCGATGGGGTGTATGAGGTGGTAGGCGAGGGCGGCTCTGATGCGGAATCCTAAATCCGTAAACACAAACCTTGTACCTATACCAACTGCGGCCCCGCAATTCACTGCGGAAGAGATAGACCTGCTTTTACAGAACCTAAACTCCTACAGCCCCGACGAACAGGCCGAGATATTAAAGATTGTAGAGGAGTTAGAGGCGAGGCAGCGCTCCGAAGCAGCTTATAATGACCTAATAGAATTCTGTAAACAGATGCAGACTGACTATAAGGTAGGAAAACACCACCGAATCCTAGCTGACATGCTTATGGACATCGAGCGGGGTAAAGAGTACGGGCCAGACGGTGAGGATGTAGAGGGTACAGGCCAAGATCGTATTTGTGTGAACATGCCCCCGCGTCATGGCAAGAGCCAGCTTATTTCTATTTACTTTCCGGCGTGGTTTTTGGGGCGTAACCCGGATAAAAAGGTGCTGATGGTCTCGCATACTACTGATCTTGCTGTAGATTTTGGTCGAAAAGTGCGAAATCTTATCTCTACGCCCGAGTATCAGGCTATATTCCCTACAGTACAGCTAGCGTCGGACTCAAAAAGCGCAGGACGATGGAATACAAGCGCAGGTGGAGAGTATTTTGCTTGCGGTGTGGGTTCAGCACTCGCCGGTCGTGGTGCTCACTTGCTTTTGGTAGACGATCCACATAACGAGCAAGACATTATTAGCGGTAACTTGGATGTTTTCGATAAAGCGTACGAATGGTTTACGTTCGGTGCCCGTACTCGTCTCATGCCCGGCGGGCGNATCGCTATTGTACAGACCAGATGGCACTTGGATGACCTGACTGGGCGCGTAGTTCGGGATATGGCGCAGAANGAGNTAGCAGATAAGTACGAAGTTGTTGAATTTCCAGCGATTTTAGAAGTAGAGTCGGAAGTACCTGACCCTAAGAACCGGTTGCTAACCATACACAAGACTATCGAGAAACCGCTGTGGCCTGAGTTCTTTGATCTTGATGCCCTGTACAGAACTAAAGCGTCAATGCCGGTGTTCCAGTGGAATGCCCAGTATCAGCAGAAGCCTACGGCAGAAGAAGCCGCAATGGTTAAGCGCGAGTGGTGGATGGAGTGGCCGCACGAAGACCCGCCTAGCTGTGAATATATAATCATGACGCTTGACGCGGCGGCCGAAAAGAATAATAGAGCTGACTTTACAGCCCTAACCACGTGGGGGGTTTTCTTTCATGAGGAGGAGAACTGTTACTGCATCATACTTTTAAATTCAATCAAACGCAGGCTCGAATTCCCCGAGCTAAAAGAGTTGGCTTGGGAGCAGTACAACGAGTGGGAGCCGGATGCGTTTATTGTGGAGAAAAAGAGTAGTGGTACACCACTGTATCAGGAGATGCGTAGGTCTGGGCTGATGGTTCAGGAATATACACCGCACAGAGGGTCAGGAGATAAAACTGCGCGTTTAAACTCCGTTGCTGATATAGTACGATCTGGACTTGTGTGGGTTCCCCAAACACGTTGGGCGGAAGAGCTAGTAGAAGAAGTAGCAGGTTTTCCGTTTATGTCTAACGATGACTTGGTGGATACTACCATAATGGCATTGATGCGTTTTCGTCAAGGCGGATTTATTTCCCTACCAACGGACGAAGCGGAAAGCGAGCCTCTCTATAGGCATCGCGGCGGATTTTACTAAAGGACAGCTAACATGGCTATTGAAAAAGGTTTGTACGGAATGCCCGAAGGCATTGATGAAGAGTTGATGGGCGAGATGGGTGAACCCGACGCCATGATCGAGATGGCTATCGCCACCGATGAAGACATGCCTGTCATGGTAGAGCTTGAAGACGGCAGTGTTGAGATCAGCTTCGGAGAAGAAAACGAAGACGTAGATATGGCGCCCTTTGATGCCAACCTCGCTGAGTACCTAGACGACGGGCAGTTAACCGAAATAGCTGGGGACTTAGAAGAAGCCATTGACGCAGATACTTCAGCTCGACGTGACTGGGCAGACAGCTACGTTGCCGGTCTTGATGTTTTGGGTATGAAGTACGAGGCGCGCACTGAGCCTTGGGAAAACGCGTGTGGTGTTTACAGTAACATTTTGGCGGAAGCGGCTATCCGGTTCCAAGCNGANGCCATGAGTGAGACGTTCCCTGCTGCCGGTCCTGTTAANACAAAGATTCTTGGTGAAGCTACTAANGAGAAAGAAGACGCAGCTCTCCGTGTTAAAACGGATATGAACTATGAATTAACTGAGGTTATGGTAGAATACCGCCCCGAACATGAGAGGCTGTTGTATAGCCTTGGTTTGGCTGGTTCCGCCTTTAAGAAGGTATACTATGATCCCAACATGGGACGCCAAACTGCCCTGTATATCCCTGCCGAAGATGTAATCGTACCCTACGGTGCCTCTAATATTGAGTCAGCGGAGCGTGTTACGCACGTCATGCGCAAGACAAAGAACGAAGTTGTGAAACTTCAGGCTGCTGGGTTCTACCGCGAAGTCGAATTGGGTGATCCAGTATCTTTCTTTACGGATATAGAAGAGGCGAAAGCAGAGCAATCTGGCATATCGTTAACTTCAGATGATCGTTACACCATACTTGAGGTCCATGCTGACCTGATTATTGACGGTGTAGATGCTGAGGGTGAAGACGATGACCTACAGATCGCAAAGCCTTATGTGGTAACGCTTGAGAAGGGTACGGGCAAGATTCTAGCTATACGACGTAACTGGAATATTGACGATCCTTTGATGCTTAAGCGTCAACATTTCGTACACTATGCTTACGTACCCGGATTTGGATTTTATGGACTCGGCCTCATTCATATTATTGGTGGTTATGCTAAAGCTGGCACTAGTATTATCCGTCAACTCGTGGACGCTGGAACCCTATCCAATCTCCCCGGTGGTCTCAAGTCTCGCGGACTACGAGTTAAGGGCGACGACACACCGATTGGTCCGGGCGAATTCCGTGATGTAGACGTACCCTCTGGCAGCATCCGCGATAACATTATGCCGCTGCCTTATAAAGAACCAAGCCAAACTCTTCTTGCATTATTACAACAGATCACAGAAGAAGGGCGACGTTTGGGGGCGATATCAGACATGAACATATCCGACATGAGTGCTAACGCGCCTGTTGGAACTACCCTCGCTCTACTAGAACGTACTCTTAAGCCAATGGCTGCGGTGCAATCCCGTGTCCATTACTCGATGAAGCAGGAATTTAAACTCCTAAGAAGGATCATCGCCGAGTACGCACCTGAAGAGTATATGTACGTGCCTGACCGTGGTGAACCTCGTGCGCGACGCGCCGACTACGCTATGGTGGAAGTTATTCCTGTCAGCGACCCCAATAGCAGCACGATGGCCCAACGAGTGGTCCAGTACCAAACCGTGTTGCAGATGGCACAGGCCACCCCACAAATCTACGACCTCCCGCAGCTTCATCGCCAGATGATTGAGGTCTTGGGTATTAAGAACGCCGACAAACTTGTTCCCACAAAGGACGACATCAAGCCTTCCGATCCGGTAAGCGAGAACATGAACGCCTTAGTAGGCAAGCCGATAA